GTGCTGTGCCAGCTCTATTTGGACGCAATACAGTGTATGCTACCATACAAGCTGTGGAAACTTTTGTGGACCATCATTATCAACAACAGATTGATCAGTTATCTTCCTATCCCGAACACAACGATCTAGTAGGCGTACTGAAAAAATGCCAGGCCGACGAAGTGCATCACAAGCATGATGCTGGGTCGCGTGTTAGATCCAGTAACCCTGCATTGAAATTATGGGTAAAGTTGATTGACTTGGGATCGCGCGGCGCGGTCTCTATTTGCCGTCGCATTTGAAAGGAAACATATTATGAAACTGGTTACAAAAAATTATTGGCACACATTGCCAGACTTTGACTGGAGCAACCTGCTGTTGCGAATACCCTTGGCCGTGGTGTTTATCACACAGGGCTTGGCCAAGATGCCATTTGACCCTGCGGGTGGTGCCGCATTTGGCCTGCCAGCCTTGGTATGGTGGTTCGTGGTCTATGGCGAAATACTAGCCGGTGTTGGTCTACTGGCGGGCGGCTTGGCCACTGTGGTCAAAATTCGTGACTTGCCCTATGTTGCCGAACTTGGAGATGCACTAACTAGATTCTGCGGCCTGGTCATGTGTTGCGTGATGACCGGAGTGATCTGGGTGGTATTGAAGCCCGAAAGTCTTGTGGATTTTATTCTTTCTGACTACTTGCACTTCAGCCTATGGATTGGTGGACTTTACTTTGCGCTGAGAGGCAACTGGGCAGTGGCTAATAAAAAGAAACTACAAGCGGCCAATGTCTAAAATAGTCACAGTCTACGAAAGATTTTACGCACAGAATCCTGTGCCAAATAATCCACCGCGGGAAAAAATCTACAACAATGCGTTCAAGAGTCTTGTAGGCGTAACACTCAGCGCACAGACCAAAGATGAGCGCACCGCAGAAGCCTGCGCCAACTTATTTGCTCATGCTGAAACTCCGGAAGAAATCCTGGCCCTAGACATAGACAAATTAAAACAATTAATACGGCCTGCGGGCATGTACAACAACAAGGCCAAGAATCTAAGATTGATGAGCGAACAGTTATTGCAAAGGCATGGCGGTGCAGTGCCTAACGATCGCGAACAGTTGATGCAGTTGGCAGGAGTGGGACGCAAGAGCACAGACATAATGATGCGATTCGTGTTCAATGAACCTGCCATTGCCGTGGATACTCATGTGCATCGTATCAGTAACAGACTGGGCATAGCAAAGACAAAAGCAGAACATAAGACCGCTGAAATATTAGAGCAGGATACTCCAGATAAGTATCGCTGGGGCGCACACGAATGGTTGATCGACCATGGAAAATACATATGCCGTGCCAGATCACCTAAATGCGATCAATGCATGTTCACAGACCTCTGTGATTATTACAAGGAAAAACACAATGAAGTCGATGAGCAGAGTACATCTCTATCCGCATAAGGAACCCAATGGCACAGGTTATATTGTAGCGGAACGCAGAGGACTTAGAGCTTTGGCAAAAAAATTAGAACAGGCTGCAGATGGTGCAGTAGGACTAGAAACAATTACGCTCTATGGGTCAGACGGGCATCCGTACAAGCTCATGATTGTCACAGATATCACCGAAGACGAATGGCAGAATCTTCCTTTGCCTAAAGAAAAAAACAGTGATCCATCTACACTTAAAATAGTCAAGACCTATCACGAATTGCAGCCAACTAATAGTCAATAAAAAACCCCCTTCCGGGGGTTTCATTTCTATCGTAAGTTGACTCTACGAGCCGTAAATTACTTCTTAACGCCGCTATTTACAAATGCGTACATCTTTTCAGCAGTTTCTAAAACTTTGTCTAGACCTGGAAACTCGGGCATGCCAATTGTAGTAACAATCTGACCACTCTTCTCGTCACGCTTGGCACTCATTTCCCAACCTTGGTACTTATAGGTGTACTCTTGAGCAACAAGGTCTTTAGCCATTGCTAGAATGTCTGTGCGAATTTCGTAACCATTTTTTGTAAATTTGACTTCGGGTGCTTTCACTGCATCTAGTAAACCGTTTGTGTTTGACATAATAATCTCCTTTGTGTGTGTATGTCTTAGTTGGTTTCTTTTTCTACTTTGTAGGGAGCTGAAACCTTCTCCGCTTTAGGAAATAAAACCGAAGAAACACTTTCTACAGAGTAGCGTGTCATCTCAATGGTATTATTTACTAGAACTTTGGCAAATGCTGTTTGCGCATCTATATAAGCATGTGCGGCTTTATTTAGTGTCTTATCCTGAAACACAGCGTTAGTCACTGTTTTTTTAGTATTCTGGAAAGTATCGATAAAGAAATCTAATGAAAAAAACATTTTAATCTCCTGTGTGTGTACGTTTAATAACAACTCTATGTTGTTATTATTATATATCTCTTAGAAAAAAATAGCAAGAGAAATACGGATTTTTTGTTGTCAAAATCTTCTGTCTTGCTCTATCAATTCTATGGCTTTTTGACAATCTTCCCAATCACAGAATCTTTTCACGATCTTGTGTCTATAAGGAGTAATGCTTTTCAGCATTATGTCGTCATCGTCGAACTGTGCCACAGTGGTTACATAACCCCACTGATTGATCCAGGGACCCCATTGATGAAAAGGCATCTGTTTTAAATCAGTCATTTTTCTAACATGATTTTTCTAGCTGCTTGATGATTACCTTGTCTAGTATAATAGGCAGCAGCTCTAGCCCTGCCCATGCTTTCTAAAATAGAAAGAAGGGCTGAAAAAAAGTTTTTCATATTTTATCCTCTGTAAGTGTATAGAAACTAATGGTTTCTACTAATATTTATCGAAAAAATGTGCGATAGCACATTTTCTATAGTTGACTATAATTATAAAATAAGTTAAAATATACAAAAATTGAGTTAAATATACTATAAAATGGATCCCCAATGAAGTTAAGAACTAGATCGATACTGCAAGAACTTAACGAAATAGCAGATGTACGTAGCACGGACTCTCTGATCGAAAGTCGCGCCACCAACATCATCAACTCAGCCATAAACCTACTAGAAAGTATACACAAGCACTATGATGCTGAGCAGGCAGATGAGTTAGAACGTAGACTGATTAATGCTATCAAAGGGCAAGATCCAGCTAAATTCATCAGGGGTGTTAGAAAAATATCCGAAGATCGTCGCGAAAAAAGAAAAAAGTTACAAGAGCAAAATGACAATTAATTTATTTGAGGGTGGTAATGTTTTTAAAGGTCCCGAAGGTCCTTTAACTAGAAGGATCAAACAGGGAGAAATTCCAGGCACCATCGCCTACCTAGAAAAAGAAACTGGTGTAGACTTCAGCATGGACAAAGACGAAGCTGGTGTCCCTATAAAATGGTTAGGAACTACAGGACGTAAAGCGGACAGCGGAGATCTAGATCTATCCGTTGATGCTAAAGAAATTGACAAGAAAGAGTTTGCTGCAAAACTAGCCAGCATTTTTGGTAAAGACAGTGTGAAGTTAAGCGGCGATAATGTACACCTAAAAACTCCCATCGATGGAAATCCAGAAAACGGTTATGCTCAAACTGATTTTATGTTTTCCGCTAATCCTAAATTTCAACAGGGTAGTATGTTAGGAGGCACAGCAGACAGTCCTTACAGGGGCGAACATCGTCATATATTATTAAGCAGTATAGCCAGAGCAAGAGGATTAAAGTATAGCCCTAAATTTGGTCTAGTTGATCCGGCAACTAATGAACCTGTGCCCAATGGAGACGACTGGAACGTTATTTCAAAACAGTTATTAGGACAATCAGCTACTACTAAAGATATAAGGTCTGTGGAATCTATAATAAATTATATTAAAAAATTGCCTAATTATGAAGATCTAATTGCATCCGCTCAAGAAACATTAGCACGTAGTGGTATAGAATTGCCTAAAAAAGAAGCTGTGGAACATTACACACCAAATAGCCCTAGTTGGATGCGTAAGATCATAGATATAGTAAAATGAGAGCATGGGAATTATTAACTGAAGAAGCACCCACTCCTAAAAAAGTAGGCAGAGAGTTCAATCACCTAGAAGATCTTGTTTTCACAGAAGCCGACGGCGCTCAACGGGCTATAAAAATATTGAAAGACCTAGCATCACCAGCCAAAAAGATAGCTATCAAGTGGGATGGTAATCCCACAGTGTATTGGGGTCGTGATGAAGACGGTACTTTTCGTATGGTAGGTAAGAACAACTGGGGTCGTGAAGAAGGCAAGAGTTCTAGCCCAGAAGAACTCTCACAGTTTATACAGAGCAGAGGAAAAGGTGAAGAGTGGCGTGCCAAATTCGCCGGCGACATGGCGTCTATGTGGCCTATATTTGAAAAAGCCACTCCTGCAGATTTTCGCGGTTATGTCTATGGAGATATACTGTTTCATCCAGGCAAACCTTATGAAGGTTCCGACGGAAAAATTAATTTTACGCCCAATCAAACCACGTATTCTGTAAAAGGCAATAGTGCCGAGGGCAGAAAATTGTCTAGGGCTAAAATAGCAGTGGCCGCACATCAACTTTATGAATACTTTGGAGATAAAAGCGGTAAACCGTTCACAGATCCAGATATTTTCGGAGGCAACCCAGAACTAGCAGTATATGGACAAACTTACATTAGCCACAGACCGGCTGTAGACGCAGACAATTTAAGCAAAATAGAATCTCTAGCAAAAAATCAATCGGCTATCAATAAATTTCTAACACCTGTCCCAGGAATGGGATATTTGCAGACTGAGATCTATACTTTTGTTAATAATCAGGCTAAGGCCAAGGCCCTAGATAAAATAAGTTCTGATGCATTTATGGCATTCGTTGGTAAAAATCCAACCAAAGCTAACAAAATTAAAACACATAGCGATGCACATCCGGGAGTTCTAGATAATCTGTTTCAACTTGTGCGTGAAATAATGGCAGCTAAAAATGAAGTAATTGCCGAACTAGATCAAGCAGAAGGCGACATTACTGCTACAACAGGAGGCAAGCCCGGTGGTGAAGGATATGTCAGCGGAGATGATTCTGTGAAACTCGTGCCACGCGATCGTTGGACTCCGTTTAGAGCTGATTAAAGACCCTAACACAGTGTTTTTTTCCAAAAGTTATAAATAATAATGCCAGTCCCGGAGCGGGACTATAGATAAAGAGGAGAAAATATCATGGCAGCATTTACAAAAGCAAATCCAGATCACATCGCGAATGGTACGTTGTATTCAACACTACAACTTAAAGCATTTTTAGTCAATCCCGATGCAGCTATCGTAGATACCGGTTTGACCGATCACGCAACACGTATCGCAGAAGAACTAGGCACAACCGCCGCACTTTTTCAAGTAAAAAGTGATGGTGCTTCTATGATCGTTATCGGTGATGGACATGCCTTAGATGTAGACATCCTAGCTCGTCGCGTTGACAAGGTTCTAGGTGGTACAGGCGCACTAGTAAGTTCTGGTGACACAGCCCTTGTTACTGTAACTGAATTGACCAGCCTATACGGTGTTTAATTAGTTTTCCTAGGGATGGGAAGGAAAGAGCGGATTTATTCCGCTCTTTTTTTGTCTGAGTAAATAGTAGCATATTATGAATCGCTACAAGATTGTTACATTAATAGACATCACCAAGTCAAATGCCAGTAGAACTGAATCAGATAAAATTAAAATTGGACAACAGTCTAACTTCAATTCTTTATTACAGTCTATAGGAATTAGATCTAACATACAATGGTTTGACGATCCGGTGATGTATTCTGGAAGGTTGCCTGCGGATATTGACGGCGCAGCCAATCATTGGATATGGGAATTTGGTGTTGAGCAGGCCGATGTTTTTCTTAAAGAAATCGATCCTGTTGGATTGCTCAAGGATGATCTAGATGGAGTTCCTGTGGTAATTGACTTAAATAACAATGTGGATATAAATCCACCTATATTTAAAACTAAAGGCAACGACATTAACACTTGGTTGTACAAGATCAATTCTTGAATAATCTAGATAAATAAATCTATACAGGCAAACCATTAGGCATTCTAACTTAGGCACATGTCCGGAGCGGACCTTGACTTAACATACAGGAGACAGCCTAAATGGCCACAGTAGTAGAACGAGTTGGTGTACTTGAAACAAAAGTAACGCATATAGATGAAAAGATAGATGACCTCAAAGTAGACGTTAGGGACATGCATGATTGTCTAGATCGTACCAGAGATACTCTCACAGATACATTGGCTACAATGCGGGAAGAAGCTTCCTGCCAACACAACGAGTTAGCCTGCAAGATCAAAGAACTAGAAAAACAAAAACAAAAATTAATGATGTATGGTATGGTGGCCATGGCATTTGTAGCAGGCCTAGGCTGGACCGGACAGCTTAACATAGAGACTATACTCAAGTTTTTTGGCGCATAAAATATACGCACTTAAATAAAGGACCCTGGGTCCTTTTTTTATGACCAATATTCAAAAACGTTTAGAATCTATAGTAAGCAAAGAACTTGCTAAAAATATCATCCCAGTAAAAACCGATGAGGGGATTCTAGTTGGCGATGTGCATATAGTCAATCAAGCTAATCTTAAACACCTATATAAAAAAAATGTTTTATGTTATAAGGATATTAGTTTAAACAAAGCAGCTATATATATTGCCAATATTTTAGCAGTAAATCAGCACAATATACGGGCAGATGCTGTTTATAGAGCGGACCAAGAATATGGTAAATGGTTTACCGATAGTCAGATGCTTAGAGCACAATATCAGAAATATTTAAATAACAAAGCATTCGATAAAGCTGATCATGTTTGGGCTAGATATCAAGAGAGCAGAGAGAAGGCACTGAATGCAAAAAAATATGTAGAAAGTTTAATATCATTTTGAATAAATATACTATCATTCTGGACTCTTTTTATGAAAACAACAGATATCTTCAAAATTAATAGATCTCCTAAGAGATTAAACGAATCCTTAGAGAAAACGTTTGGACAGCGTCTAAACTTAGAATCATTCGATCTACATCAGTTACAAGATGCTAGAAATAAACTACGTACACAGATAAGTCAAGTTCGCAGTGGTGCTAATTTTAATGAGACCGTAGAGAATGAAGCACTTACAAAGGCACAATGGATGCTAGATGCTATTAATTCTGAAATTTCTCAACGTGAAGAATTTGCTGTTGAAGCAGAAGAAATACAAGAAAAAGCCCCGCCGGGCGATAAGGCAGAAAGAATGGTTAAGCATATCAAAAAAGGATATGCCAAAGATGGTAAACTTACAGATAAAGAAAAAGGTATTGCTTATGCCACAGCCTGGAAGCAACACAACAAAGAACAGAATGAGTCAACAGAATCAGGAGAAGATATGACTAAAGTTACAGAAGGTGAGATCCAGCAGGCCAGTGCGATCGTTACCGCAAAGACAATGGTTGACAGAGTAGGTCGTTGGATTGAAGAACTTTCTGGCATGGAGAATGACACACTGCTACAGTTAGGTGACAGCATCCGTGACGAAATGGGTTCAGAGCAGGCCAAGAATTTTATCTCGGCTGTGGCTCCTGCGATTCAACAAGCACTAGAAAATCTAAAAACTACACGTGAAACGCTCTCAACAGGTGTTCGCCAGCTAACAGGCGAAGAACAAGCCGCAGGAATGCTTGGTGCCGAACCAGGCGCAGGCGGCGAAGGTGACATGGCATCAGCTGCTCCTGATGAGATGAATATGCCGGCTGAAGAACCAGAAGCTGATGCGTTTGCTGCTGCCGAACCAGCAGCCGGGGGAGCCGCAGAAGCAGGTCGCGAACAACGTGAAAGCATTCAATTTGAAAATCGTTTATTAAAAGTATTAGCAGGATGAGATTTCAAGACGTTACACACGAGGGCGATTTCTTAAAAATAAGAGAATTAGCCCCTATGATGGCTACACCAACAACCGGTTCTGCACCTGCGTCAGCGCAACCACAGCCAGCAGGACAACAGGCCAGTGGGGGTATGGATCCGGCTCAAGCAGCGCAAGCAGCCAAAGATAGAGCGGAACAGAAAAAACAAGCTCAAGATCAAATTAAACAGCTTGAACAACAATTGGCAGATGCTCGAAAGCGATTAGCGAGCCTAGGATGAGATTTTTTGAATTTAACGATTCCGCAGACGAAACAGATAGATTTCTAATCGTTCTTAGAAATTATATTGGTAGAGCGGCATCAAAAAAATCTCCTGCCAAACTAAATTGGAATGGTCTTAATCAAGTATTAAAGACAAATGGTTTTGAGTTGACTGCTGATTACGAAACTTTCAAAGCCATGTATGATTCAAATGCTGCTGTGCAAGCCTTAGTAAAAAACTTTAATCAGGACGGCATAGAACTCAATGTTCCCGGTGCACCAGACTCAAATGCAGAAAATGAACCAGAACAAGGCGGCCAAACCAGCCAAGATGCTGTGGATCAAACTGCTGCTTCTGCAGCCGCAGGACAGTTAGCTCAGAGTCAAACAACTCCCCAGGTTTGACAGATCCAAAATAATCCTGTAATATATACAGGATGCAAATACAATATACTCCCCCACCGTTCGCTGAAAGATTTCAATACAAACCTTGTACCCAGGTAAATGATCCTGTAACTAGAAAAAGGGTGTATCTCACTCCCGACGGCGAAAGTCTTCCATCTGTCACTACAATACTCGGCGCTACTAAAGATATGACCGCACTCAATGAATGGAAAAAGAGAGTAGGTGAAGAAAAAGCCAAACAGATTACAACAGAGGCCGCAGGGGTTGGTACCGCTATGCATGCCAACTTAGAACGTTTTATCGCAGGCATACAACGACAGCCTGGTAACAATCCTGTTCATGTACAAGCAAATAAAATGGCTGATGTGATTATCGAGCAAGGACTAAGCAAAGTTAACGAAGTATGGGCCATGGAACAGAGTTTATATTTTCCAGGACTATATTCAGGAACTACAGATCTTGTTGGCGTATATAACAATGAACCGGCAGTAATGGATTATAAACAAACTAACAAACCTAAAAAGGAAGAATGGGTTGAAGATTATAAGATGCAGTTGGTGGCATATATATTAGCACATAATGAAGTATACGGCACCGACATTAAACGAGGGGTAGTATTCATGTGTTCTAGAAACTTTGAATATCAGCAATTCGACTTATTTCCTACAGATTTTAACAAATATCAAGACCTGTGGCTTAATAAAGTAGAAGAATACTACATCAGTCTTAGATAAATATCCTAACAAGGGTATATTTCTATGGCTGTCGTACAAATATCTAAAATACAAGTCCGCAGAGGGCAAAAACTATCTGGTATCGGTGTTCCACAACTAAGTTCGGCAGAATTCGCTTGGGCTGTAGATACTCAAGAACTGTTCATAGGCAATGGTTCTGTTTCGGAAGGCGCCCCATATGTGGGAAATACCAAAGTTCTTACTGAACACGACAATATACTCGAACTTGCTGCCAGTTATAGATTTGCCAGCATAGATCCTAGTATTACTCTTAGTGTTCCCAGAAGCCTACAAAGAAAATTAGACGAATACGTATCTGTATTAGATTTTGGCGCGGTGGGAGATGGCGATACTGACAACGTTGCTGCATTTGAAAATGCATTTAATCAATTATTTAGAAACTCTGATCCAAATTTTAAAAAAATCTTATTGGTTCCGAATGGGACTTATGTATTCGATAGCAATCTAAACATTCCTAGCACTGCAATAATTCAAGGTGAAACGAGAGACAGAGCCGTTTTAGAAATAGGGAATAATAATATCCTTTTTGTAACAGAAGATGGGGAAGGAGTGGCAGAATTTGACTCTACAAATAGACCCACAAATATCAATATCAGCGATCTAACAATCTTTCACGGCAACGGTCAATTAGTGCTTACTGGAGTAGCCGATAGTGTAATAGATA